TCCGCAGCGATCCGCTTCGCCTGGTCCACCCATCCGCCGTTGCCGTTGGGCGTGTACAGGGCATGGCCCACCTCGTGCCCGATGAGCATGTCGTACTGGGCATTGCTCATGCCCGACCACACGGGCAGGGCCAGCACACGGGAGCGAAGATCAAAGTAGGCGGTCTTCGCCTTGGGATCCTGGATCACCGTGATGTTTTCGGTGGCCAGGAGACGGGCGGTTGCTTCACGCACGGAATTGAACTGAGGATTTTGGGTCTGGTTGGTCATGGCTAGAGTATCTCTGTCCCCCAATTATACCCCGGATCGCCGTCCAGGTCAAGTCCAGGGGTCAAAAGTGACGTAAGTCCTTGTTTTTCAGAGAGTTATGGGATTTTTGCGGGGGTCGCCCGTATTATCGGACCTAGGGTTCGGCTCCTGTTAGGGTCGGGGGCGTACGGGCGTCCCGCTCGTACGTGTAATATCGGCGAGCCCGGCTGGAGACTTTACTGGAAACCCCTGGAATTTCCAATTTTCTTTGGCCGTCCCGAGGGCTGCCTCGTCGAGGGTTTCGAGTTAGCCGCTAATCCCCGCACGAGCGCTTCGAGCGGTCCCAAATTCGGCTGGATTTCCAGTGGATTCCAGGTTTTCCTCCGGTCGCCTACATACCCGGGTCGCCTTATTAAACAAAGAATGGAAAACCCTATGCCTAATTATGATTACCAGTGCAGTGCGTGTCAGCACCGGTGGGAGGAGATCTTGCCTATCGCCCGCCGTGACGAACCCCAGAGCAAACCGTGTCCCCAGTGCCGCAAGCGAAAGGTCCAACGTCGGGCATGGGATACACCGCCCACAATGGGTGTAGACATGACGGTGAAACCAGATTCCGGTTTTAAAGCCCGCATGGAAGGCATCCGAAAAAAGTTGGGACGGTACAACCCCGCAGTACGGGCAAACATTGACCGGGCACTAGACCACAAGGGATTCCGCAGTGGACCCCAATAAGCAGGCGTGGTCCTGGGACCAGTGGCAGGCACATGAAGCGGCTCGCAAGGCACACCTGAATGCTGTATCGCCACCCACACCCCAAGCCCCTATGAATCCTCCACCCCCACGGGTCTGGGGCGGTTGGGGACAGCAACGACCACGGGCGGTCATGCCCCGGCAACTAGGATTCTTAGGTTTTCCCTTCGTCCCCCCGAAACCCCCGCCCGCTCCACCTGCCGAGAAACAGGCACTGGAGTTCCGCCGAACGGTTGCGGGTGTCGGGGTGCTGGGAATCGCTGGGCCTTCGGGGGCTGGTGGGGACATTAAGGTTTAAAATATGGAAATCAGGGCTTCCTGAAGTTTCATGGGCTGTTTTTGAGGGGGATGAAGGTTTGGGCGAGAGTAAATTATAGAAATGAAAGTTTCATTAGGTTAAAATCTGACCCATGAAGGTTTTTAAAAACATTCATTATGTTAAAAATTACCGGCCCCGATGCTCTGTAGGCTAGGCTCCCCGAGAGCGCACGGCTAACCCCCTTTTTTTAGCCTTTTTTTACCCCCATTTTTCGGGGTGAGCCGCCGAGGGCCCCTCCGAAACCCCTATAGAATTCTTACCTTTACCGTTTTCCCCCTCTACCCTTGACCTTAGAGAGATACAGAGTATACTAAGGAACATCTATATGGGCGGACGAAGCGACCACACCAAGTACATCACCGAACTCCCAATGCTGGCGGCATGGGGGGAGCAGTACCCTCTACTGGAAGATTCCAATACCGCTAAAATACAAGAATACCGTGGAATTGCCATACAGAAATACGGCGAATCCCAATGGGAGAAGAATCTGGCCCTGTCCCGATCTGTTCGTGATGCGGTTACGGGGGACATGAGGCGTCGGGGGTTTGCCCCAGTGACTGGTATAGGCTGGCAAGGAAACCAGAACCAGAACTCCAACGGCTCCCATGCCGACATCCTTTTTGTCGGGCATCCCGTGGGTGGGGTGTCTGTGAAATCTAATGGAACAAACCTATTAAATCTAGGAATCGGCGAACTGTTCCCGGGATACCAAGACGGTCAAGACCTGTTCCGATTCCTGTGTCCACGGGAATTCGACCAGTTGCTACAGGGAGTCAAGACCCGACTACTGGATCAGGTAGATCGGGACGGGGGCTGGTGGCTTCCCCGGAAGCCCCACTACTCTGTTCGCAAGGAATCCGGGGAACACTACCGAATAGCCTGCGGTGACGGAAGTGAGCGTGTACTACACCGGGATGCGATCACCGCCAGAGAACGACCAGACGAATTCCCCATGGAGTACCTGCGGGTCTTTGGGAATTTCTACGGAAAACACAAGCGGACCTTTGAAAGGGAACGGGAGGAGTTGTTCGGGGGGTTGGCTCCGCTCGTAGAAGGGGCATTCCGTAGGGAAGTGGTACAGTCACCAGGCAAACTTGCCCAAATGCTTGGACACACAGAGCAATCCCAGTACTTGGCATACATGAAATCCGGAGAGGCGTACTACATACCTGGAGCAGAGGAGGCTCAGGTCCGGTTGCGATTGGAGTCTGTGGTTATGCGACCCGTATTCGATACAGGGATAAAAATCCAGTGCGGCATCTCCATGTCTGGCCGTTCAGGGCTGGCCCAGGTGGACTGGTGGATTCGATACCACCAAGGAGCCTTTGCGTGCTGTCCACAAAACATGGTACAAAATCTTAAGAATCCTGCGGCACTATGGGAAAGGGTACGGTGACGGGTGTTTCCATACATTGGCGGTAAATCACACCATGTGGGTTGGATGGACCCACTGTTTCCCGTGGGCTTCACCAAGTATGTGGAGGTTTTCGGCGGAGCAGGTTGGGTACTCGTAAAGAGCCCCAAGGTGGCCGGAGCCGTCGAACGGATCTACAACGATTACAATCCCCTGCTCGCCAATGTTTGGGAGTGCTTCCGTGCCGATCCCTCGGGTCTGCTCCGGCAGATGAATGCCACGCCCAAAAGCGATCCTGAACGGTACAAGGCGTACCAAAGGGAATTGTTCGTGGACACAGGCTGGCACCGGGACATGGCCTTGGGCAATCTGGATCTGGCAACCAAGTACCTGTACCTACAGACCCAGGTTTTCGCAGGCACGCCTCTGAGTGCCACGAATGTTCCGTACTTTACCGAAACCAAGGCAGGGGGCAAGTATCCGTCCAAGTGGGACACCCTTCGGCGTAAACTAGAAAAACCTGAAATTCTGGAGCGGCTACAGAAGACCACGGGAGTGGAGAATCTGGACTGTGAAGACCTGATCCGCAAGCACGATGGGGATGGGGTATTCTTTTATGCCGATCCCCCGTACTGGAGCAAGGAGTTCTACTACAGCAAAGAATTTCCACGGGAAAAGCACGAAACCCTGGCCCGAACCCTTGGGAGCATTCAGGGAAAGTTTGCCCTGAGTTATTATGAATTTGATGATTTGCGAACCCTGTATCCTGAAGACCGGTTCCGCTGGCACCGGCAGAGCGTGTACCGTTCGGCGGCTACACGAAGCGGGAACAGGTCAGACTACCGGCAGTCAAGCAAGGGAACAGAAATTCTTATAATGAACTACTGAGAGCGGAATCCCTGGTCTAGACCGTTCGAGGTCGCCGCCATTCAGCACCCGCAGCCACAGCCATGTCTGCAATGGCATTGCCCAATCCTGCCCAAAGCGTGACCCGGGTCTGTGGATCGGTCCACTGGGGTTCCGTGCCACCAAAGTAGTCACGGGTGAACACGGGGCGGACCCGAGCCTGAGCCTTGTTTCGTGGATCGTCCGGGCGCACGGCTTGGGCTCCGTACCACTGGGCGGCAGACCATATACAAACCCCGTCACACCCGGCAGCCACAAGCGGGGCGATCTGGTCCCGTACGAGTTCATCGGGTGGAATCCGTTGGTTTTCCACGGCATTCCCACCAGGGGCAAAGAACGGTGAAACGGCTGGCAGTACCGGACGGTGGCCCAATCCCTCACGCCGCAGTAGTTCACGAACCACACCTACCCGACTCAGGCGGTATTCCCGTTCGTTCACCAGATGGCTGGCCTGTTCCCGCTGCCCGAACCGGTTCAGGTCGTACACATCGTACACGCACGGGGAATACCAATCCAGTTCCCGTAAGACCGAACCATAGGCTACGATTTGCCGTTCAATCTCTGCCTGCCGTGCCCCTTCGTCCGCAAAGGCCCAGAGTTTTCCACCAGGCCAGTACGACAGGCCCGGCATTCCGTAGTAGGTCCAACGCACACGGGGGAACGCCTGGCGCACGGCTTCCAGTGCACCGAGCATGGATTTGGTGCACTTGCCGTATTCAGGATTGTCGGGTCCGCTCTGTAGCACACGGTCAAACGGTTCCTCGTAGTCCAGCATTCCCCAGCCACCCGGATTCTCCCCGTGCTTTGCCCGTATCTCACGAATGATGAGATCGGGATTAATGATGCCGGTCTTTGCCGAATCAGGATCAATATTCTGATACACCAGGATATAGGGCTCCGCACGAACCTGGTCCAGTTTGGCCTTCACCTCGGGAATCTCGACGGGTGCCCAATCGTAGATTATGGTGGTGGTGGGGTTCCATCTGGTCGGTGGGTTCACGGGTGCGGCTCCAGGGTGTATGGTCCGAGGCAGTTCTCGCAAAGAGATTCTTGGGTTTGTTTGCTGTGGTTTCTTGTCCATGTGGATGCGGTCCTCCACCCCTATGTAGGAAGAGGAATACTATATATAGAGTATCACGGGAAACACACACACAGGAGCACGGGATGAAACTATTCAAAGAATACCAGGGGCTGATCGAATCGGCGCAAAAGATTTTGGACGAGGCGAAGGGTTCGGCATCAGGACCAGCCGGCGGGCCACGCCGTACCAACGCTGAAATCGAAGAAGCAAAGTGGGTCGAGGACGAAGCCCCGAGCGCAGAGGATCTGGCTTATGTAAAAAAGGACTTCGCCAATATGGTCAAGATCTTCAAGAAGAAAATAGCCAAGATGGAACGTCTGGTAGTCAAACTCAAGGAAAAACTCGCCAGTGCCAAGACACCCAAAGGCAAGGCGAATATTGAAGATAGGCTCTACACCGAAACCGATGCCGTGAAATGGCACAAGGAATGGCTCAGAGATGCTGAAGCCAAAGGCAAGAAGGGGATCGAGAAAGGCGACTACGATACCATCGAATCGGCAGTTGATGACCTGGGGGCTTGGGCGTTCGACAGCGACTAAGGGTTCAACAAACTACAAGAGAGAGGGCAGACTAGTGAAAACATTCAAGCAAATGTTGACAGAAGCAAAACTGAGACTCAAAGACAAAAAACCAATGCTCCCCAACAAGCAACAGCAAGCAAAAGAACTGGTTCTTAGCAAGGACAAGGAAAACTACAAATACAGAGTGAAAAGATGGAAAGAAATTATGAAATCTGAAAAAAGAGAACTCAAAGAAAAACAGAATCACATTGAGTGGATGGAAGCCCAACTGCCCCTTGCTCAGGCCAAGGCCAAGGCTGGACATTACCATGATGCGGCAATGATGCTGTGGATGGATTCGATGGGCTTCTGAATGTCCTTGCTTTTCCAGTTCATCACCGAAACCCTGAGAGAAGCCCGTGCCGCACAAGCCCGGGCTTTTCGGCTGTCTCCTGCCCAAAGAAAACAGGCCAAAGCCAACATGTCCCGTATCGCAGCGGAAGTCCTCGATCGGGAAAAGCGCAAGGGAAAGCCCAAGCGAAAACCTGATATTGATTGGGCGGATCTGAGCGGTGATCGGATTACGGGGTGGTGGCATCCCGACAAGCCTGCCCACCTTTTCGGCTGGCGTGTAGGCAGCAATCAGCATGTAAACCAGATTGCCCGTTTTCCTGCCACGTTCGGAGTGACCAAAGAACAGGTCCGAAAGGCAGCGGAAGATTACACAGAGTACACCGTGGGCATCTCCCGTGGTTCGGCTAAATGGGAAGAGGAAGTTGAAACCACTATACACCGTTTACAGGACGGTGAGATTGACGCCGACCCAACCCTTACCAAATTTGCCTATGCTAATGGGTGGGTTATGATCCGCAAATCCGGGATGATCCGTATGGACGGGGCGTTCTCTGGAAGCCGTCGTTCCCTCAAAGCCCTGTTCCGAGAGATTCTTGATACACTGGATTCCGCAGAGAAAAAGCCTGAGATGTTCCAGATCGAGGTCGGGGTCACGGACAGCGGCAAGGAAGCGTTTACCTTGATCCGAAACCGTGAAGCCATCGAGCGGTTCTTGAACTCATAAATAGATAGATTATCACAGGAGACACGGGATGAAAACCTACAAACAGTTCAAAGAAGAAATAGATAGTCTGAATGAGGCAAGCCTCCCATCGGGAATACCTATCGGTGACCCCACAACGGTTATCGTACCGGTGGCAAAAGCAGTATCTGCACTTACACCTCGTTTCATAAAACGAGGAGTGAAACGATTAGCCAGAAAGATCGAGAGAAATATAGGAAGAAAAGAAAGATACAAGCAAGCATTACAGAGGCGAAAAAAGAGAAACGAGATTGCCAAACATAAAGCACAAATTTCACAGGACAAACAAAAAAGAAGAATGGGCGAAATCTGGAAAACACCTACAGGGTTTGGAGCAGCCGCTCCCACAAAGCATCATGGGGAATTGATGATAGAGTATTTTAAAACTAGAGAAGCAGCAGAAAAATGGATACAAAGTTGGCGAAAAGAACTTCAACAACACGCTGAATGGGAGGCCGAACGTCAACGGATTCGACGGAGAATGAATCGTGACGACGATTAACACAGGAGACACGGGATGAAAAACTACAGACAGTTCAAAGAAGAAGTAGAACAAATTAACGAAATTTTTGGCGCAATCAAGCGGGCTTTTGCCAAAAGAAAAGCAAACAAAGAGAAAAAAACAGACCCAAAAACCCGAAAACCAGGAACAGTCTGGGAAACCCCCACAGGGTACGGGGGAATGCACAGACAAACAAAAGAAATAAGATATTTTGACGATAAAAATGAAGCAATAGAATGGGTCAGAGCATCAAACCAAGCACAAGCAGAAAACGAACGAGAAGCGGCGAGAGGCAGAGATCAGGCAAGGGCAGATGCGATTAGACGTAAAAGAGAAGAAGAAAAAAGAAAACAAAAAGAAAAGGAACAAGAAGACCACCGGCGAGGGCGACGGGAGTATCCGGAGCCAAACCCTTCTGGTAGAGAAGATTGGGAAACATAAAACTATCAATAGTATTAAATTACTAAAATAGAAAAGGGCTGGCTCAAAGGCCAGCCCTGTTTCTTTAAGTTATGTTCCAATCAGTCGGCTGTGGATTCGTCCAGTTTGCCGAGCAGGTCGTCGGTCTTGTCACCGATCTTGTTCTTGACGCTGGTATATCCAGCGACGGCTCCGCCTGCCACGACAAGAGTGGTGATGGCGAGTTCGGTGCTCTCCGCACCACGTTGATCCGCTACGAAAGTTTTGATCCAGTTGATGAGCATATTCTTTCCTTTTGTATAGTTCCCTGAACACCATGTTCGGGTCTTGTATGTAGACCAGAGCGGGCATAAATACCTTCGGAAGCAAGGCCGAAACCCGTGGGGTTTTAGCCTGATACTAATGGAGGAATACACCATGATTCACGAGTTTACGAATCCCATTCCTGTAGTGACCGTGGATGGGGACGAGGCATATGCGGTATATGTGCGGGACGGAGGAACATGGGAAAACGATGTGTGGTGCGTGGCCCTGTGTGAAGGTGGAGCCATCCGACACTACCGCTCGGACCAGTTGAAACTCCATCGGAACGAAACATACAATCTCACCAAGCACACACGGGAAAACCGTATCCATACATAACATTTACAGGAGCATCGTTATGGCAAGCAACAACACCAAAGGTAAAGGCAAGGGTGGTTTCGGCATGACCCATCGGCATCGGTTGGACGAAGCATGGATTCGTTATGTTAATCGAAAGACCAACAACGAACGGGTCCGTGCCAAACGGGAGAAGGGCGGAGGGAATGGCGAGCAGCAAAACGGATAAACCTATAGACCCAGAGTTTGAACAGTTCTGGAAGAGTGTGCCACGCCTAACGGATTCCACCCGCAAGGAGTGGACGCTCGCCGGCAAGAAAGCGTATCCTGATCGTCCTGAAGGTCTTGCCACGGACAGTGCTGTTTTCGAGGCAAAGATCCGTGCCGTGGAAGAACGGTACGGCAAAATACCTACACCCGTATGGAATGCCATCTGGAGTTCAGACGGGGAGTTCCAATGGAATGAAAAAACCTACAGGCTTATGGGAGACAAGGACGAAAAGCGGCTCCTATGGGATGTGATCTCTTCACGGATGCTGAAAGAGCGTGTGGATGTCTACAAAATGTTCCCGCTCAAAAAGAAAGCCAGTGAAGAAGACCCCAAGTACGCTTTTCGTTCCATTGTAGTTTTCCGCATGGGCGGTCAGCAATTTGCGGTGCTGTTTCCACCCACCACACTACAGACAACGGAAAACCGCTACGAGTTCCTTCGGCATCTCGATGCGTATGTGAAAGACCTGGAAAAGGACGGGGCAGAAATCCTGGCAGTACACGGCAAAGACAGTCCTGAATATCAGAAATACACAGGCAAGGCCAAGCCTGGCTATGAGTGGAAGCGGCCCCGATGAAACGGCAGACTATTTCATTCATCGACTTTTCGTTCACTGTGGACAAGGGAAACTATGAACGGGGACGACGTGGACTACAGGGTGGAAAAAAAGTTAAAGACAATCCCTTTGTAAAGGGCGATGAAACCAAACAACGAAAGGCGGAAGTGAAATGACTGTACAGAGAAATACACCAGACAATCGGAATGAACTGGAACGGCTCGCCAACAGCGAAACCACACGGATGATTGAAGACATTCTACAGGGCAAACCAGTGGAGGGACCGAAAAACCCCACACCCACGAATCGTACACACCAAGAGGTACTTGATTCGGTGGCAAATGCCTACAAGAACGAGGTCTTGGGAAACAAAGGAGGCGAAGAATGATTCCTTGGCGTAAGTATATTCGTGAGATGCGGACGGTGGAATCCCTTGCCAAAAAGCACGGGGTCGAGCCTTCGGACATCCAACGACAATTAGACATGGGCATCAAAGTGGAACACGAGCACACCAAGAGCGATGCCGAGGCACGCAAAATTGCTATGGATCATTTGGAAGAAGTGCCTGACTACTACAGCAAACTCAAAAAGTATGTGGAGTAAAATTGCGACTAACATTCCTACAATACCTTACCGAAACTAAAGCCTTTCGACTTTCGCCCACACAGATAAAACAGGCGAAGGCGAACATGGCTCGCATATCACAACAGGTATTGGCAAAGGAAAAGGGACGAACCCGTGAACGGGAGATGCGGGTATGGGCCAGCACCGGGGGTCAGTACGGCTGGTGGCATCCCGTAAAGGATGTCATCACATTCGGATGGAGTTCGAAAAACTACCATGTAACACAGATATTCAAGAATCCTGAAAAGTTTGGCATCAGTGAACAGGAAATGCGTAAGGCCATTGACGAATGGAAGGCCACGGAGTCCATGCGATACACCTATGCTGCCAGCCGTGTGTTCAAGAAAAACCAAGACGATTACGAGAATGTGATGCGTATAATGAAAGACGGATACTACGACACCATGCCCTCGGTGTCTGTGCTTGCCACGGAAAAGGGTTGGGTGTATTTTTCCATTCAGGGAAATCCAGGCATAGGCATACAGACCAATGCGAGTTTCGGATCGTCCCGAAAGGACTCACTCAAGGCAGTGATACGGGAATATATCAGCGTGGTACGGCAACCAGAGAGCATTGATGTAATGCTGTTCAACAAAAACCGTCCACGGGACATGCTGTTCACCGAACCTCTGGAGTTGAACACAATCGCAGAGATAGAAAAGTTTTTGGGGTCTTGAGCAATGAAACGAGAACCACGGGAAAAACAACGAGACGGATCTGCCGTTCAGATTGACGGTGGGAGGTGGCGTGGCAAGCGTGGGGGCCAGTACGAATACTTCTCGGATCGCCAGAGTGCCGAAGCATGGGCCAGCGGCAGAGAAGAGAAAAAGCCTGAAGTGTCCGCCGAAACACAGATCACAAAATTAGAAAAAGACAAGTGGAAAGTTCTTGACCGTGATGAAGTGGTGAAAGACCGTGGGATCAAAAAGAGCATATTTGATATGATAAAAGCCACCTATGCTGCCATCGGTGGACACCACGACTATCCGAATCCTGACTCGGTTCCCAGCGACAATACCGATATTAAACTAGTCAACACAGACTCTGACCCCGACCCCGATGCCGTAGTGATGGGCAAGGATACCAGATTTGGGACAAAACTCACTACAATGGCAACGGACGGGACCAAAGAAGCCAAGCGAAAGATGTTGGATCTTGCCGCAAGTCTACTTCGAAGCCGTGGCAATTATGCCGAGGTTTCAGGAAAAATAGTGGACATTTTGGTGTCCAAGGGATCTCCAACCGTTGGATCAAAATCCAAGGCACAGGAGGTTTTGACGGGCAAGAAAATTGACTGGCACGGACGGCATCCTGACGGGCGAACAGGCTATATGGGTTGGTATAACAGACTTATTGGTGGTCATCCCCATGAGAAGATCTTGCTCGGAAAGCCAAAGGTGTTCGGTGAGGCTCAAACAATACATAATGAGAATAGAACTACAAAACAAAGAATGGGATTCTTAGAGTTTCTGGAGGCCACAAATGGATAAAGAAAAGTCTGATATTTATAAAAAAATAGTTGAAGTCTTGACCGAAAAATCAGAGGTTCAAGGCTTTGATGTGGGAAACGACGAGGCAGACATGGCCCGTACCGAACTCCGTTCCATCATTGATGATGCCGAAGCCATTGCTGACATGATTGACTCTGATACGGATCTAGACGCATGGGTCCAATCCAAGATCACCAAGTCTGCCGATTACCTTTCATCTGTACACAAATACATGAAGGGCAGACCATCACAGAGCCGTATCGAAGAGAGCGTTGGAGCAGGTGGTGTTGCCTACGAAAAGAAAGTAGAAAAGGTAATTGACCAGTTGGAGAAAAAGTTCTCTGGTTTCAGAAAACTCGAAACTGCTGGTGGTGCGTTCAGTAATGTCGGCTCGGGTGACATGTCTTTCCAAATAAACGGCAGGCAGGTAAACATGGAAATCAAAATGAATGCGAAAGCACAGATGGGCGGAACCTCTGTAGGCTACGAGCGTGAAGACTTGCTCTCAGATCCAGAGATTGGAAAAATGGACAAGTTTGACTGGGAAAAGATCAATCCTGACGATGTGCCTATCTTCTACGAAGCACTGAAACCAATTATGCGGTGGCTTGATGCTCTCATCGACCACTTCGCAAACCTGCCTGATCCTTTCTACAAGGATGTAACGGGATTCCCGCTGAATGTAAAGACAAAGGATTGGGAAAGGGCTGTGGAGTTGGGATATGTCATTCCGTCAAACAAAAAACTCCGATTTGATTCACGGTGGATTCGTGAACATTATACCAAAAAGAATGTACACTACATTCAGATCGGTGGCATTGGATTGCTTCATACCGGAGTCGATGTCCTTGGCTTGGGAGTTCCCATGCTTGAAGGGCAAATAGACATCGAAATGCGTCCTGGTGCTGGTGGCTCCCGAAACACAGGTATTCGTCCTGTGGGCTATCGTCTACAAGGAAGACTCAAGTTGGAGAGTTCAGGAAAGAAGTCTCCAGTCTCTCTCGATGATTACAACTCCGCAGTCGCAGGATTCAAGAAGATACTCAAGTAATGTCAGCCAAAGTTCAAAATCTCGATCAGTTGCTTGAAGAGGTTGAAACCCTCTTTGATGTAATGGAAACTTTAGGACTCATGGAGTCCCGTGGTAGTTTTCCCGTGGAAATGCCGGAGGTTTTGGTGGAGGCAACGGTAAAGATGAGCGGCGACTGCCCGTGTGCCGCTCGGGAAAAACTACAACTTGCCATGCGTGGAGCAGAGACAAACGAAACCATGCTTGCTGCCAAACAGAAAGAACTGGAAGCAGATCTTGAAGCAGCAAAGCGTGCGGGAGTTGACTCTCTAATTCCTGGTATTGAAAGTGAATTAACTTCCGTTAGTGATAGACGAACAAAAAACCTAAGAGATCTTGATGCCATAGACTCCATGCACTCGGATTATTTTGCGAAGTATAAACCTGGTGATGATGTTTACGACAGACGAGCGCATGGAGAATTGATCCGGAGTTACAGCGAACGGATCAAGAAAAGAATAGCAGACGCCGAAGCCACTGGCAGTCCTGATCCTCAACTTTTGGAAAAACTGCGGAGGCGAAGTGATCGTATCTCTGCTGCTCAGACAGAGAACTCCAATTGGATGAGTCAAAACGATCCTAATTGGGGAAAGACTATGGAATTGTCTGCTGTACAGACGAAAGAAAAAGGAAAGACTAAAAAAGGATCAGCAGAAGAAAAGGCCGCAGATACTAGAATAAAGAACAAAGTTAAAGAAATAGAAGCAGCCGCCGCAGCAGAGACAGGGGCTACTCCACCCACCACACCTAAAACTGAAGGTGAACCAGAACCTAGTGCACCCAAACCAGAAGAGGGATCACCCGAGCCAGAAAAAAGCAAGGCAAAATATCTTGCTGCCAATGCCAAGCCGGGAGAAACTTGGAGAAGTTCCAAGGGGTTGTTTGGGGCCAAGAACAAGAGAACAGGTGTGGTCGGAGATGGTCGTGTTGGGGTCCGTTATTTTGATAATGAACAAGCAGCAAAGCAATACGCCAGAAAAGGTAAAGTAATAAACAAACCTGCCGTGGCAAGAGATCAAGAACCAGGCACGGCAAGAAACACGGGTAAAATGACCGCCGGAAAAAAGAAGACAGGAAAAGTTGGTTCCACCGATCAACTGCGGTATCAAAAAACAGAAACCGAAGCACAGCGGTATGCTAATTTAAAGAAAAAAGGCACAAGACCTAAGCGAAAGAAACCAGAGACAGCAGTTCAAGCAGAGATGGCAGCACTCGCAGACATTGAGCAATTCCTGTACGAACGGGTATACAGTGAAATTACCGAGTTGGCTGATGCTCGTAAACCCCTATGGATATTTGATTTTGATGATACGCTTGCTGTAGACACCGCTCGGGTGCGTGTGGTAGATAAAAAAACAGGTAAACTTATCACGACCGTCTCCACAGACGAATTCAAGTCTTACTCTCTCAAGGGCAATGAGAGATTTGAGTTGGGCAAAGAGGGTGTAAAAGCCAGTCCTATTCCTGCGACTCTGAAAATCATGCGGAGTGTTCTTGGTCGAGGCGGAAAAGCCGTGGTGCTTACAGGTCGTAACTACGGAGATACGGCAAAGAAGTACCTGGAAAGCATGGGTATTGATGTAGATGTTGTAGCCATAGGTTCAAAATCTGGTGGCTCCCATGAAGGTGTGGCTCGGGCCAAAGCCGACTGGATACAGGATCAGATCGACCAAGGCTACAACGATATAGAGTTCCATGATGACAACAAACTAAACTTGGAATACGCCAAGCGATTGGCCGTGCCGGGCAAGGTCCGTATCCGCACCAAGCACATACAGTACTCCCCCAAGCGGGAACGGGCACTACAGGAAAAGGTGTATGCCAAATCAGGCTTGGGTAAATGGTTCAATGACGAGAGCGCAACCAAAGAACCAGGATGGGATCGGTACAATACCAAGGGTGAACGGATCGGCAAGTGTGGCGATGCTGCGGAAGGTGAAGCGTATGCGGCATGTCTGTCCAAACAAAAAGCCCAAAAACTAGGCAAAAAGGGCATCTCCTCTTTTGTCCGTCGTAAGCGGGCTGCCCAGCGGAAGGGCGGCATGGCTAAAAAGGGTGAGGGCGAGCCTGGAGGCGGAGCGGAGCCCATTCGTGTTTCCACGGGTATAGATAAGATCAAGGAAGCATGGTCCAAAAAATACAAGCAGTCCATTGATTGCGAGAACCCCAAGGGCTTTTCACAACGGGCACACTGCCAAGGCAAAGAGAAAAACCAAGAGTAACAAAGGAAAAGACATGAGCCGAAAAACATTCGAACAGTTCAAGCAAGAGATACAGGAAGCAGTGGAACTCCAAGAGGGCGGAATGAAAGCCGCACTGGAAGACTTTATGGAATCCATTCCGAAGCCAGCGGTCGCCAAGATCAGGACGATAATGGGGGACAAAAAGACTACTGGAGTTCGTAAACTGCCTCTTATCGGAAAGATATTGGCGAAACACGGACTGGACGATAAGTTGATGGGTGAAGACACGGCTCAAATCGTGTACGACTACTGGGACACTTTCTTTGGTCAAATGGAAGAAGCAACCGCCGCCAAGCCTAAAAAGGCAAAGCCCCTGTTCACCAATCTTCACCACCCCAAGGGTCCAGCGGTTGTGAGCAAGTCCGGCAAAACCCTGAAGGTTCACAAGACAGAACGTGCCGCCCGCCGACATGCAACTACGGGAAAGAAATAATCCGATGAAAGGTTTTCACGAGTTTAGTCTGGATGAAGTCACCCGCTGGTCCCATATGGGACGGGCTGGTCGTCGTGCCTATTCCGCAGGCGTGGATGCCATGCTACAGGTGCTCCGTGGAGACATGACCAAAGAAGAGTTCAAGGAACTCATGGGTAGAGATTTTGATTCCATGATGAAAGACCCACAATACGCAAAAGCAGTAAAGGCTAAAATGAAAAAAGAAGAAGTTGAAATCAATGAAGCAATCTCCGTCAAAGAAATGGGTTTCAAAAAATGGGACGGCAATCTGCCTTCTTTCCGAGTGGGTCGGCTTGAGGGAGTAAGTGTAAATCAGTTGGTCAAAGTGCTGGGTCGCCCACATTACGAAGACAGCGAAAACGACCAGACCACAATGGAATGGGGTTTCATTAATTCTGCTGGACTGGTGTTTACGGTGTATGATTACGACAATCCACCAAAATCCAAGTCCGCACCACACAACTGGTCTGTGGGTGGGACTAGTGAAAAAAAGAATATCTCCATACAGAGAGCGTTCAAAATGATGGGAATTCCTGGTAAGATGATTAAGGAAGAAACAGAGATCACCGAAGTGTTCAAGAGCGGTGGGGGTGTAGAATACTATGCCCTGATTGTGGGCGGAAAGGTTGTGGCAAAATCCACCAGTTCCAAAAAACTCCGCAAGTTGGCCGACGAGAAGTACGGCGGCTATACTGGATACTTGCCCAAGGATAAGTCAAAGCCAAAGGTGTTCGTGGCAAACTGGCCCAGCGCAAAGATTGGCGACACATGGAAAGAGGTGAAGGAAGAGACGGAATATGTGAACGAAGGTTTCCGTATGCAGGACTGGGAACGGATGAGCAAACAGCACAAGAGTCCTGAGCCTGTTCGTATCATCACCAAAGACCGTAAAACCGTAGACGGCAGACTCAAGCGTTTTCAGTACTACGACCAAGGTTATGCCACCAAGGGATACTACATCATACTCCACCCTCGTAAAAAAGGTGGGGAGGAAGTTCAGATTGATGATGTGGATGTAATGAACATCTATTGGGGTGATGACGCTATCCGCCAACGGGTGTTGGATGTAAAAGAAGGAATGAACGAAGCAACCATGAAAATGGGAGATCCCCGTTTGCTCGATGCTGCCCAAAAAGCGCTGCCAGCCAAACTAGCAAATGACCAAAAAGCCCTGAACAAAATGACTCGTACCATGTGGGAAATGTGGGCGGAAAGCGATGGAAAAATCAAGTTGCCTGAACTGGCTCGCTTGGCTCGGACAAAACTAGGCATGAACGAAGAGACAGAGGGCGGAGAAACCGAAGGCAAGAAACTGAACAAGCCGTTCCGTACACCAGGCGAAAAGAAAAAGTTTGCGGTTTATGTAAAGAACGACAACGGAAATGTTGTGAAGGTTCGTTTCGGCGACCCCAACATGGAGATCAAGCGAGATAACCCCGATCGCCTGAAAGCGTTCCGGTCACGCCATTCATGTGATGACGATGTGGGACCAAAGTGGAAAGCACGGTATTGGTCCTGCCAGATGTGGAGAGCCGACAAGGGTGTGGACGATATACTTTCTGAGGCACAAGAAAACGAACCAACAGATCCTGGACTATGGGCACAAGCCGTAGCAAAAGCCAAATCCACATTCGATGTGTATCCCAGTGCGTATGCTAATGCTTGGGCAGCAAAATGGTACAAGGGTCAAGGTGGAGGCTGGAGAAAAAAGGAGAAATCTGTGAAAGAATCCACAGACCAAGTGGTACGAGTCTTAGAACTGCTAGAAGCCGATAGACACAAGCCAGGTACGGCTTGGGAAGCGTCCACTGGACAGTCTTGGGCGGGCAAGAATAAAAACGGAGAAAGGGTATATTACAATAAGAAACTGTACCCTGATGCCGAAGCACTTGCCAAGGCTTTTGCTGCTGGAAAAATAAGCAAAGAAGACGCACTGGCAAAGAAAAGAGAAGTAGAAGGGTCTAGAGGGGGTAAAATTACTGGAAGAGAAAATCCAGAAATAGGAAAAGCGGCTAAAAAAACACAGGAAATAAAACCCACCGGAAAAGATCGACAAACGGCGAAAGAAGCAGGTCTTGACGGTCCTGATTCTAAAGAAGAAGCCATTGGGACAAATCCTAAATTAGAGAAAAAGGTTGCAACTCGGATGTTTTCCCTTGCTGAGGTTATTTTAGACCGAGAAAAAAGAAAGAGAAGAGGCGAAAACATAGGCAAAGATCCAGAGTTTGAAATATGTACGGTGTCAATACCAGGAACCAATTTGTTCTGCGGTGCGGATTTGGGTATTCCTAGAGATAATATGCCTCAATTAAAAACAACCGTAATACCTGGTAGTCGTGCCGCAGAATTGCTGGCACAAGAAAACGAAAAACGAAAAGCACAAGCCGAAGCCAAGGGAGAAAAGTTCAAACCAGAAACAGAATTTAATGCCGAACAACTATTCCTCGATCATCTGAAGAGCAAAGGCGTAAAGTTTAGTGAAGGAGAAAGTATGGATTCTGTAGAACTGAAAGCCACACAAAACCAACTTGTTGGGGCTAAAGTTCTTGGCATGGCTAATACTCTAATGCGTCCAAAAGAGTTGGGAATGAACGACAACGAGGCAGCAAAGGCTAAAAAATCATTAACGGCTCCTCTGATTGTTTCCAGAGATGGGTATGTTTTGGATGGACATCACAGATGGGCTGCTGTGGCGGTTGCGGATCTTATGATGGGTAAAGGAGATAACCCAACAAAAATTTCTGTAATTAAAGTTGACATGGATATTGAAGACCTGCTAGACGAATCTAACGATTGGGGTAATGAGTTGGGGCTTGAAAGAAAAAGCGCATCGCAACAGACAAGTGGAGAGGATCCAGGAAAAAAGAAAACAACCAAGGAAGAAACAGAAAAATCAAAGGAGAAAGCAATGAACGAAGAGAAACTAGATGAAGCAGTACGGGCAATCATAGAGAATGCTTTCATTAATCGTATACATGAAGAAACTGAGGAATGGGAAGAATACGACCTTTCCGAAATGACCGACTCTGAGTATAATGCTCTAGTCGAATCACTCATGGAAAGCGGAGCCGATTTCATTGTTGAAGAAGACGGTGGAATTCTTGTAGAAAACTACGAACAGTTGAATGAAAGGATAAAAAGAACCATTCGTGTCCGTGGGGGAAAGGTCAAGCGAGGCAAGACCGCTGGTCGCAAGGGCTATCGTATCAATAAAAAGGGACGGGTAGTAAAGGTTCCTGCGGCAGTTCTCCGTCGTAAAAAGATGAAACTGAAGCGGGCGGCACGTCGTCTCAAGGGGAAGAGAAGAATGATCTCTCGCAAGGCCAAGCGGTCCAAGAGAATCGGCAAGAGATTCAAGAACCGTCCACAGAATAGATAATAACCCTTCGGGGTTTGACTTTCCCCGGTTTGGGTGTATAGTATGGTTGTCTACTCACTAAAAAGAGGTGTGTATGGATGTGCTATTGCTGAACGCTTCCGAAGAGATTCTCGATGTTATTCACTGGTCACGGGCTGTACGGCTTATCTTTTCTGAAAAGGCAGAAAAGCCGTACAACCACCAGGACCATTATAAGATACGCACATCCAGTGGATACTTTGAATTACCATCGGTAATCATGTTACGACAGTATGTCCGTGTGCCGTACATACGGTCCAAGGCTCCCTCCAAGCGAAATGTGTACAAGCGGGACGGACACACCTGCCAGTACTGTGGATGCCACCTGAACACCAAGAACGGCTCCATTGACCATGTGGTTCCCCGGTCCCGTGGGGGATCGTGTACATGGGGAAACATGGTGTCTGCCTGTAAGCCCTGTAATCGTAAGAAAAGCAACCGTACACCCGAGGAAGCAGGGATGAAACTCCTGAAGACCCCTGTTACGCCCTCACGGAATGCCATTGTGACCGCTACTCTGCGTGCGGACGAGAGGTGGCAGCGGTGGGTTGGTTCCGAACACGACCAGAACATAAATATACGGTAATCCAACCACGAAGAGGAGAACATGAACACACTAAAGATTGCCATAGCGGTACTCAAAGATAAGATTACAGAACTGTTTCACGGAAAGGCAGAAGTCCATCCACCTGAAGTGATTGACGGGGCCACCTATGCCCCTGCCACACAGGAACCCGTAGTCGCACCCGAACCCGTTGCGGAAGAAACGCCCGCACCAGCACCCGAAGAAAAGCCCATCAAAAAGGCGACAAAACGGAACTCTCACCAAAGTCGGTCACGGAAAAAGCCGATAAAGAAAAAGAAAGAAGACTAAAACTCCACCATAAATAACGGTGGAGGAAATCGTGAACTATGCTATATGAACCCTTTCCCATAACTTGGGAGATCCAAAGTCAAACCGACGAGAATGGTAAACGGCACTACACCACATCGGGTGGTGCTGTTTATCCCTCGGTCACAACAGTTGTGGGATGGGAGAAGGACCAGTTCTTTGCCCGTTGGCGTGCACAGAATCCACAGGAGTCCGCACGGACCACACGCCGTGGCACAACCATGCACAAACTCATGGAAGACTGGATCGCCATGGGCACGCTGGCCGAGAGCGAGTGGAAGTATCTCGCACAGCAACTACAGCCGTATCTCAAGCACTTCGGCAAGATATACGGGCAAGAGGTTCCACTCTGGAGCGATCTCCTGCGGCTGGCTGGCCGAACAGACTGTGTGGCCGAATATCGTGGCAAACTAAGCATTGTGGACTTCAAGGGGTCTACACGGGCAAAGCGGCTAGACGATATTGACAACTATTTTCTACAGGCAACGGCATATGCCATCATGTGGCAAGAGCGCACAGGCATGGCAGTGCCACAAATCGTGATTCTTATTTCATGCGAAGACGGCATTGTTCAAGAGGTGATACGGAACTCTCGGGATTTTGTTCCCCAATTGAAGGATGCCATAGAAAAGTACGAACAGGCTTTTGGTAAGAAAGGACAAGGGCAATGACGGTTCCCACATTTGGACAGATGGCATCATATCTTCGGGCCAGGTTTTCACGGGGACTTTCGGACAAGAAAGCGGACCCAACGGTAAAAGATGTCCGTATGCTTTCGTGTTTCGGTGACGGGCATACGGTTCCTGTATGTCCTGCCCTGCGTCCGAGCAAGGTTCAGGACGGACGGTTCTACTGTAATGACTGCGGCTGTGGGGACAAGCCTGGCAAGTGGCTGAACGGTGCGCCTGGCGAGTACACCAAACTGGACTACCCTGTACTCCTGTGTCCACGCAAGATGCCTGGGTTCTCGAACTACGAGGCCAACAATAATTCGGAACCACGCAAGATCCAGATCGAGGAACTGCTTTCAAGTGTCCGAAAAGGAATAGAAGAAGGGAGGCTGCATCAGCAACCTCCCCCCTCCGCTCCCCAAGCCTAAAGGGTTTTTGTTTAGTATCCCCAGACCCGTATGAACGGGTTGTTGGTGTAACCCGCAAGTATTTGGGCAATGGCTGTGCCGGGATTTCCAGGATTCTCAGAAGTTCCTGCGGAAATTCCTGGAGCAACGAGGCCAAAACCGACTCCACCATCACTCCAACCGTCGTATTCTCCACCACTGCCAGCACCACCCCCTGGAACTCCGCTAGTGCTTATTGTTGGTTCGCCGGCAGTAAAGCCGTAGAAAGAACTGGCGTAGTAGGAACGTTCGTACAGGGTAGTAGCAGTCCAAGTTTTCGTTTCCAAATCCCAGAAGCCTGCTCCTATTTCGTGTCCCGAGAAGTCTCCGTTTACCAGCACATAGACTTCACCAGCATCACGGCACGGAATGAATATGCGGGTGGGTTTTTCAATAATTCCGATATACTGCTTTTGGACTGGAGTCATGCTAGCACTACCATCACCATCCATAGGCCAAGAATTGTCTGTCATCTCAAAATCGTTGTTCAGTATTGGACCATTATTGCCCGTTACTCCAGGGAATCGGCGGAACTGGTCCAGGGCATGTGCCCAAATCGGAGCCATCTGGTATTCCTTGTGTAGCACTTGGGCATTACGACGGAACTCCTGAACGGTACTTGCCGTGTATCCCACATGGACATGGGAAATAAGATCCCACTTTGTGAGTTGAACATACAAGCCTTGCTTTAGAGGAACGCTGACTTGTCCATTTATGGTTCCATTGGCGGCTGGACCAGAATAATTTGTGGTGACACATACTGGAGTGCTCTTCAGGTACAAGTATTGACCGCCACCACAAGAGCCAGCAATATTATCACTGGGATTAGTAGTAAAACCAAAGAACAAGTTGCTGAGGGTCATGCCTAGAGCAAAGAGCGCACCAGGCTTTTCAGCAACAACCAAGCCTCTGTCGTTTGTTCCGCCTCGGACTCCGGTTGTTGCTGCTATTCCTATTAGGGAAACTCCCACAGGATAATTTACCAAACTGTTGGGATCGCCTTGTATCGCAACAGAGGTGTTTACAAGTTTAACATTTCCAACAGAAACATCACCGAAAGAAACGCCCAACAAGGATGTGGTAGGAAGATTGGAACCAGAGGTGAAAGTGAGTCCACCTATAGACACTGTTGATGCCACGGTAAGACCAGACAGATGGTCTTTCAGTCTATTTCCACTAGCATCATTCCAGTTAACAGGCACATTATAAACTGGTCTGCTGGTCAGGTTTCCGACGACTACCACATTGTTGGATGAAGTCTGGTCCAAGCCTACTATGAGTTTTCCAGAAATAGTAACACCGGGCGTTCCAGCGATGACCACACTACCGAAAGTGGTTCCCACAATGTTTGATACTGTGACTGTGCCTCCACTAATTCCAAACTCAGAGGGGAATGCCAGTCCAGACACCGTGATTCCACTCAATCCTCCTACAATTTCCACTCGTATTGCTGTGGCTCCGCAAACCCCGAACACAGGCATACCTACAACTTCAGATCCAGATATTCCTAGTGGAGTGCCTGCCTTGTTAGTAAACACCACTCCAAAAGTAACGCCTGTTTCTGGTCGTACCCTCGCAACTCCGAATGTAACACCGACTGTTCCGAAAGTGATTCCGCCAAAAGTGACACCACCGAATGTGACACCGGCTGTTCCAAAAGTGATTCCTCCGAAAGTTACACCTGCCGTGCCGAATGTAACACCGGCAGTTCCGAATGTCACGCCTGCCGTACCGAAAGTAACACCCACAGTTCCGAATGTGGCTCCCACAGTTCCAAAAGTCACTCCACCAAAAGTGGTCCCAACCGCTCCGAAAGTGACACCAACAAGACCTAGAGTCAATCCCTCAAAGGTGACTAAAACGGAATCGTCGTTCTGAGTACCAAATATCGTGATGCCAGCGACAGGGAAATTAATAATTCCATTAAATCCAGAGACATTTACCGTTCCGCCGGCAATCTGTACACCACCAGTGACTGTGAGTGGAGTAATCTGTCCGGCATTATTTTCATAGTTTCCGACCATGAAATAGCCACCAGAGGTGTATCCTGGTATTGCTCCAAAAGTCACTCCAAGATTAAAATTACCAGAAACACCAGATATAGTCACGCCTTGGGACAAATCTACAACGATGTTTCCTGAGAACCCTACGCCTGTGATATTGATGGCCGTAATTCCATTCGCAAGAGTTACAACACCATCCATGTCTGAAATAACATTATACAACCACTGGTTTTCAGCGGTTGTTAGATTTATAGGGAGAGCCGATGGAGCGTTCGTGTTGTTGTTTACAAACTTGGCCTCACCACTACCACCCCATACCATTTTGCTGTAGGGGATGACTCCCGTTGCTCCGGCAGCATTGCCTAGAATTGACCTATCCGCAGCCTGAAAATTGTATACTCCCCCGACATAACTACCTGTAAATCCTGCTCCGATTGATGCCGCTGTTTGTGACATGATCTCTCCAGTCCCGTTTTAGGCTTTTATTTTGGTTAGCAATGGTATGTATATTTACAGGGGCATGAAATTAGGTTTGACTTCCGCCGTTAGTGCTGTATAATCCCCTAGAACAGAAAGGAAAACGCCCATGTTTGACGGGTCAGTAAACTTTGCCACAGAGATAGAAAAACGAGTCAAAGGTAAGAATGGATCGTACTTGGATGCGGTCATGGATGTATGTGAACAGTTCGGAATCGAGCCCCAATCCATTGCCAAGCATCTGAACAAAACCGTGATTGAAAAGATCCGAATCGAGGCAGCAGGACGGAACCTGCTACGGGCAAAAGGAAAGGAGAAAGGCACACGGCTACCCCTATGAGAGGATACGATCTGTACCAAGTGTATCTGGGCATTAAACTCCATTTCACCACAGATTCTTATGATTATTTCAAGTTCAACGGGAAAACCAATACTTCGTTTGCCTCGTATCTGAAACGGAGCGACAAGTACTGGTTTGAAAAACTGTCCCGAAGCCTGAAGGCACAGCCTGTGGATTTCTTTGTGTCCCTGTTTGCCCATAACCCACACCAGTGGATAGGACAGATGATGGAAGGCGGACACGAAGAGATATGGACCCGATGGCAGCGTAAAATGGAAAACTTCTCGGAGGAGTTTGCCGAAGAGATGTCACGCATATCCCAAGATCTGGCCCGATCGGGTCGGGGCTTTGATTGGCTTTTTCGTGCCGAGACCGGACAACATCCCCCTCTGCTACAGAGTGTTATTCGTGGGGAGGTTTCTCCCGAGACTTTTATTGTGTTGGACGAAATCTTGGGATTCGTGCCCGATCTTTCACGAAAATTGGAGGGCGATCCTGTTTGGCAAAATTTCCACCAAAGGTGCGAGAAGTACCGTCCGTTTCTTCGTGCCCGTGGACTCCTATCAAATCCGTTCAAGTATCGGCGGATCATCAAACAAAAATTAGAGGAGTGGGAGGTTGGTGCTTGACTTCCGGGCGTTCGTACTACATACTAGTACACAGTACACTTCGTACACACATATAGAAACACATCGTACATGAAAGGAAAATACACATGAGTTTCAAAGACCTGAAAAAGAATTCCCAAGACAACATGAAGCGGCTACTGAACGAAGCCGAAAAACTGAAGAAGGGCAGTGGTGGAGCAGACCTTTACGAAGACAATCGTATTTGGAAGCCCACTCTGGACAAAACGAGCAATGGCTATGCCGTGATTCGTTTCCTGCCCGCACCCGAGGGAGAAGACATTCCGTGGATTCGGCAGTTCAGCCACGGCTTCCAAGGCAAGGGTGGATGGTTTATCGAGAACTGCCCCACAACCATTGGACAGAAGTGTCCTGTATGTGAGGGCAACAACGAGTTGTGGAACAGCGGTATTGAGTCCAACAAGACGATTGCCCGTGACCGCAAGCGTCGGCTTTCGTATGTTTCCAATATCCTTGTGATCTCTGATCCTGCGGCTCCGCAGAATGAAGGCAAGGTTTTCCTGTACAAGTACGGCAAGAAGATCTTTGAAAAGATTGAAGAGAAGATGCACCCACAGTTCCAAGACGAACAGGCAGTCAATCCCTTTGACTTCTGGAAGGGTGCGGATTTCAAGTTGAAGGTTCGCAAGGTGGACGGGTATATCAATTACGACAAGAGCGAGTTTGCCGCTCCTGCTCCGCTGCTCGGTGGAGATGATGCGAAACTTGAGGCTCTTTGGAAGAGTCAGTATTCCTTGAAGGAGTTCATTGCTCCAAAGGAGTTCAAGTCATACGAGGAACTGAAGCGTAAGTACGATTCGGTGCTTGGTGGAAATCCTGCCGCTGCGAAGCGTGCGGAAGAGGTGGCTTCAGACGAGGACGAAGACTCGTCGTGGTCGGCTCCAGCCAAGACCCGTAGTGCGAAGGAGATCAAGACAGAAAACGAGGAGGACGAATTTTCGAGCGATGCCATGTCGTATTTCGAGAAACTTGCTCGCAATGACGAATAAGGGGTCGAACAGAATCGATAGGCTAAGTAAGAAACAAACGGCGAACCAGAGTTGATCGAAGTGCTCTGTTCAAATCGGTCAAAAGATAACTGCTAATACCAATTATCGTCTCGCTGCTTGAAGCGGCAAAGGTGGGGTAAGGACTCCGATACTTACCCCACCTGGATCATCGGATAGGTTGTGCTAGGGATCGTAACACAACCAAAACTAACGATTCATAAACTGTGAGCGGGTGTCCATGCCCAATCACTGTATAAAGCATGGACTAGGTTTCGTAGATGTTTGTTTCCGATGTAGATCTAGACGGGGGTGCGAATCCCCCCGACTCCACTATGGGAGCGTAGCCCAATGGCAGAGGCACACGACTTAAGATCATGGCAGTGTGGGTTCGACTCCCACCGCTCCTATACGGGCTCATGGTGAAACGGGATCACACCGCCTTTGCAAGGCGGGATTCGGGGTTCGAATCCCCGTGAGTCCATTACGGAGGATAGGGTGCATGGCGCACAAGTGGTCTTGAAAACCACCCCACCGTGAAAGCGATGATGGTTCGATTCCATTATCTTCCGCCAATTAACTAATAGCGGGTTCGAATCCCACTTCTTCCTTTCCCTTGTGGTGAAACGGTATCACTGGAGACTTTGGATCTCTATTTCTTGGTTCGAATCCAAGCAAGGGAATTAGATGATATTCACGCTCGCAGATTTTTTGGGAATGTTTCGCCTACGCCGTGTGTCGTACGAGGAGTTTTGCTCTGAACTCTCGGTACTAGACATCTCAGACACCAGCGGAACCTTTGCGGTGCGCTGCGGAATAGACGAGTTTATCCGTCGTGTGTCTCGGGGCGATGGCCGTGAAGAGCGGCTTCCGCTTTTCAAGCAGCGGCTGTACCAAATACTTGTCACGGATGCCGAAGCCGCACTAGAGCGATGGTTCACCAAATACGCTTCCCTTGACGAACCACTGGAGCACTATTTCCATGTTCCCCATTCCCCTATTCCCACCGATGGAATCTTTGACGGACGACACCGCAGCAGTTACGGACGGATTTGTAAAAACCTGAACTTCAGGGAGTTCTACGGAACAAAGAAACTGTACAGCAACGACAGCGAATACTGCTTGGGTTTGATTCGGGCAGCGTTCGAGGATTTCAAGATCCGCAACAGCCTTGCCTGTCCCGCATTCTTTGATCGCTTGTGCCGAAGCACGGGATACGACCAGTTCTGGACAGACTTTATGTTTGGAGCAAACAAACCCAGTGTTTTCAATCCCACAGCATACCTTTCCATGCTTGATGGCCTTTTCACCGGTGAAACTCTTTTCGCACCCGTATCAGGATGGAATGCGTATCAATTAGCCTTTTATTCCAGCGGGTTCAAGCACTATGTGACTACCGATGTTATACCCACAGTGGTAGAAAACGGTAGATGGCTACAGGGGAAATACGAACGGCATCAGAACGAATCTGCCCTGATCCCTGAAGAGAAAACTTCGCACCACTACCTGTGTCCGAGCGAACGGTTACGGGAAACCGATTTCTTGGATCGTTACGGTGGTCGGGTGGATGCCGTACTGTTCAGTCCGCCGTATTTTGACTTGGAAATATACCCTAGCGAAAACCAGAGCATACAGACCTACCCCCATTACGACCAGTGGCTACTGGGCTACTGGCGGGAAACTGTTCGGTTGTGTTCCGACTCCATGCGACGGGG